CTGACTGAATAACTGACTCTATCGCCTAGCCACACAACATCATAAATAATCACAGAACGGGAAACTAAATTGCCCCCATCGTGGAAAAAATCCTCTCTGTCGGGGTCGGTGATTCTAGCAGGGTCGTCGGGCGGGAAACTTGAGAGCGGGTCTACTACGTCAATCTTGTCTTGAATTGCATCACGAAACTTATTCAACCACGCGGCATTGCCGACATTGCCGGAGATATCGTCGTACATAATAACGATCTCGCCGGTTCGACCCGCGCCGAGCATCCGGGTTCCAACGGGAGTCTCACCTTGAAAAATATGCTCTAATGGGAGGCGAACAGGCATAGCTAGACCTCCCTTACATAAGGGAGGCCTAGCTTATAGAACGCAGCCATAGGAGATAAGCCCCCTATTACTCAGTCGGCATACTTATAGTCCATGCAGTGATTGCCACAGTTCCACCCGTGACGATCATATCGTCATCGAAGACTAGATCCGGAGTCTCGCCGGAGATACCAGCTGTACCCTGGATAAGACCCTGAGCAATAGTTCCTGGAGTAGTTACCGCTCCTGCCCAGAAACACCCAGCTTCGCCAGTACCATCAGCCGAAGTATCTGAGGCAATAGCAGCAGCAGTAGCTACTGAGGGCGAAGCTGAAGAAGCTGCGCCAAAAGCTGTAGCAGCGCATACAAGCTTAGCCAGTAAAGTGCCTGCGGGAGTAACCGCTGCATCTGCGTTAGTTCCGCCCTCAAAGACATGGATTTCACTGGTTGTTAAATCTTCCATTTGATCTACAAGGGCATCCAACATCGCTTGTGCTGACGGAATACTAATTTTTGTGTCCGAAGCCATCTGTTAACCTCCTATGGTCTAGTAACTTCTTTGATAAAGGCAACATTGCCTGCTATTAACGGGGTAACATTTCCCGAACCATCTTCCAGCTCCAGATCATAGACTCCACCATCGAAATCCAAAGCAGCTGTGACCGTAGCACTAATAAGCATCTGGATTTCAGCTGTTGTAGTATTTATAACTATATCACTTGGAGAGGTTAAACTCACTAATGTTGCAGCATCATCGATATCTTCACGGATATCCATCCGAGCTGTCCAACCGGATAAGGCCTTAGGAGCGTAATAAAAAATACAGCCTGTATCTGCTTTATAGGTATCACCACGAGTAGGAGTATCAACATCGAAATTATCCGCATCTACATATGTAGCCAGAACTGGAGTATTTCCAGTATTTAAGTCTTTGGCGCCCTTTACATCATGGATATAAACAGGGGTATCAGCACCGGCCGGCAGACCGTGTGCTGTAATAGTTATACGCGTAGGGCAACCAACTGTAACGGCTTCGATCTCACGAACTATTTTACCACCGCCATACCAGTTGATCTTCTTATCGAAGGTAGATCCCTGGCGAATGGTTATGTCTATGTTTTTTGCTGTTGTCATGACATAGGTATTCCACCGTAAGAAACTACGCGCCTGCGATCGTGCCGAGCTTCCCTATCCCGCCAAGCTTTCTTGACTCCCAAAGCGAACTCGATACGGAACTCCGCAGCTTTCTTGCCATCGAAAGTTTCGACATCCTGTTTGCCATAAGCTTTGTACTTAACCCAGTTTAATAAGTTAAGGTGGTATTGAGGTGCGATTTCAAATTCTTCAGACTTGTAACTCAATTCATGCAAAGCACGGCGAAAAACGTACAACTTTATAAAGCCGTCTGTTTCAGGAATAGGGTAGAGCTGGATTTTGTCTTCCTCGACATCAGTAATAATTGCACTGACCGTACCTGTCAAAGTATCATCAAGTCCAAATAGTACTCGTGCACCATAATCGTCGGTCTGGGAAATCCCATTCATATTGTCGAGATTAGTTACATCGATACGTCTGTTAACTTCGTTCCAAGCACCTTTAATTCGAAGAATACGCGGATCATAGGTAAGGAACTTAGTACCTGTTTTATAGGTAATCTTTGTAAACTGACTACTGCGATCGGCGATACCACCGATCTCAGTAATATGTAGATCCTGTGCTTCGTTGATATACGCAAAAAACTCTTCATCCGACCATAAAAAAGGCTCGGCAATATCATCTACCTCAAGCCGAAATAGGTCGTAAAGTTTTTCAGGCGACATCAGCCTCAGCCAATTCAAGGGAACGCGTATTCCAGACAGTACGGACTTCTGAACCGTCCACCTTATAACCTACGCGTTTAGATACGTTCGAGACTTTCGGCGTACTTGCAGCCGTAAAATCATCTCGTAAATTTTCTTCTACCATTTCGTCGATAACCACCCGGATTGCTTCAAGGCGCTCTGAAGGATCAACCGGTTGCCCGGCTTTGTCTTCAGCGAGTTTTTCCGCAACGTCGACTGTTTTATCGTAGGGTACTGCGCCCATGTTTACTGCTTCACGCATTAATACTGGCGGTACTGCAACGGGCTTATCTTTATGAAAACTAATGATATGCCCAAGTACGCTCGATAAGTTAGCCCTACGATTTAACACCATTAAAATTGATCTGTTTTTAGTACTCATTACTGGCTCCCAGTTACCTGAATAGTCGGGAGCGGCCTAAACCGCTCCCGAGATCACTCAGGGATTAACTTCATTCGCTCGACCATCGATAATATATTCGATGACAAGGCGGAACGTCCCTACGGTCAGAGATGCTACAGCAACTACGATATCAACTGTATCGGGAGCAGCTGTGACAACATCAGTCTCGGTGATAAATGTCCGAGCTGCTGAGTCATAATCTGCTGCCGCCAGTAATACTATAGAGCCAATATGCACTGCAATTGTGCCATTACCCGTATCAGGAGTAATAACTTCGAGCACACCACCTGTAACAATAGCGCCGCCAGGCAAATCTATTGCTTCATAAGTGCCAGCAGTTGCAATATCCGCAAAACCGAAATCTACTGAAGCAACAAGCGGGTACTGACGACCGGAATTTTTAGAAATAGCCATTATCAGTCTCCTTTAGGCTGCTGCGTCCGCAACATAGGTTACAAAAACACCATGATCTTGCAGGGTGCCACTTGCATACTGTGTTGCAAACTGTGGTTTAAGGAAGCCCATCATCTTACCAACGGAGATACCAGGTTGGTTATCGTAATCGAATTCTTTCTCGACCCAATAAGGTGTACCGATATCAGCGAAAGCAAGAGCTTGCGCACCACACATAAGAATCTGAGCACCAGCAACGGCACCTGAACCCCATGTTGCACTGTGAGGCACATGACGGAACTCGTGAATCATGAATCCGTCAACCGCCACTGATCCGCCTTCGAACAATTTATTATTCGTACCGGCAGCAGTGGAATGACGCAGATTAAGCATGTAGTCGTCATCCATCTTCAAATTGGCCAAAGTCGTTGGCGTCAAGAAGACATTGTAAAGCTCGTCCATACCGTTCTGAACCCGAAGGCCGCGCATATACTGGTTCTTCGTGTGCTCACGCATACGAACCAGAGTTTCCCAGGTAATAACGTCACCTGCTTCAATAGCAGAAGTACCAGTACCAATATTCAAACCGGTAGTGGCATCCCATTGCGCGTAACGTTGTGAAGTGGGGGCTGTAACATCAGCCGCGAACTCAAGATTGATGAGATCTGAACCAACACGGGTGGTACCGTCTGGGTGCAGGGAGTATGCGAAACCGCCTAATGTTTGGAACGCCATTTGATCCAAACGATCTGCTAACCAATAGGCTAGCTTATCTCGGCTATTTTCGCGGAAAGTCACAATGGACTTCTGATCGGCCATACGACCCTCATGCTTGTTAGCATGTCGCAACTGGTCAATAGTGATGACCTGATCTGCGGAGGTCAATACCTCTTCGTTGCCTTCCAAAGTGCGATCGCCTGCTACGCCGTCGCCTTCCAGATCCGCCAGAAGAGTAATTACCGCTCGTGCCCCTTTTGCAGTTTTCGTCAGCTCAGTAATTCGCTGAATCATCGCATTGGAGCCAGTCCCTGTAAACTTATCGATAAAGGAATAATTACGAGCCTGTTTCCACATGTCCATCGACCATACGGTCTTCGCTTCATCGGTCAGGTTCGCAAAGTTTGTAAAGGCCATAATGGACCTCCTTCGCAATTAGTTAAAAGAGTTTACCTTTTGCCGAATCTCGCATCGACGAAGCGATTACAGCGTTGAGGCAGCTGAACACCAAATCCACTATCGCAGGACATACTCGAGACTTGATAATACCTAAAAAGAAAGCCCCCGTAAAGGGGGCTAGATGTTTAGTCTGTTAATACTTCTTCGACAACTCGTTCTACTTGCCTGGCATAAGCAGTAAGAACTCGTTGCTGTAATCTCGACATCTTTTCGTTCTTACCAGTATTAGCATAGATAACACCAGGATCTCGCATTCCTTTAACAAGATCAGTAAGACGTTTTTTTGCTTTCTCTATATCTACCATTTTCGGCTCCTATATTTGTCCTGTGTAGTTCGTTAGTGTTTCTTCATTCGCCGTTAATGTCGTACTGCTTGTGATACCCTGTCCAGACAAGGCGCTATACGCCATTCTATCGTGAGAATCTTTTACGCCACGTTGTAATGCTCGCTTAGTGCGGGTACGCAATGCGAACTTGGCAGCTACCTTCTTAGTTTCTTCACGAAGTTCCTCCCATTCCTCTTGTGATGGCGGAGTTTTACGTTGCGTATAACCACACAACCAAACAACATAGTCCCTAAAATCATCGGTCTCATCGAACGGGGTGTTCGCATCTTGATGCATTTGCGCTCGCTGGTGCTCGATTTCGATCCTCATGTCTTGCATCTCTTTCTGCACGTGCGCAACTGCCTGTTGCGCTTCCACCTGCAGAACTGTATCTGATGCAGTTGTGATGGTCGGACTAAATCCAGTAATAACGCAATTATCAGGCATTTCCGAAAGAATCTTCTTACCAAAAAGATGCATCAGGCTGCCTCCTCTTCCGCTATATCTCCGCGCATTGCACGTTTGTCCTTTTCACTGAGTTTGTCGAACTGATCCATGGACATCCTCGAAGCTTTAGGCAAACCATCATCGCTATCGCCCTTATCAGAATCTTTTCCTATATTGCGTATATCGGGCGGTGACTTCTTAATCGCCTTAGCCACCCGCTTACGACCTTTTATCTTGCGCTTTTCACGCAGGATATCAGGATCTTCCTTGGGGGAACCAACTGAAGACTCAGGAAGTACGTAGTGCACCGCCTTATGCAGTGCGGCCGTGGCTGTATATCCACGCGACTTAAATGCTGATAGCACTTCAGCCACTTCTTCGGCAAGTTCTTCATCGAACTCATCGGCATCCGGATTAATTTCCGGATGGGCCGATTCAAACTGGGCCAACTTAATGTCAAAACGTGTCTGTTCAACAGCTGCTGAAGAGGTGTAGACGCTGTTAGCTTGCAAATTAAGATTATTAAGCTCTTTCTGTTTTTTGGTATAGCTCCTGCGTACTATCCGAGCGTCTTTAAGTTCGCCCTCCATAAGCAGATCTTCATACTTATCCTGCTCAGCTTCGATCTCCGTTTCGAGGGTATCGAGTTTACCCTGATCAGATTCCTGGTGCTTAGTGGTTTCTAAATCCTTAAGCCTGTTTTCAAGTAGGGTAATTTTATCCCGGGACTTGCGCTGAACTTCATCGAAGCGAGCTTTTGGAACAACGGGCATCTCAGATTCGTCGACGACTTCCTCTTCCTCTTCTTCCTCTTCCTCTTCAGCGACGACTTCATCACCACGATCTACATCCTTAGTATCGATATCGTCGATATTCTCGATGAAGTCCCCGCGTTTAATCGCGTCCAGACGTTCTTGTTCGGCTTGTTCTTCAGTATTTACTTCTTTAGACACGCGCCTTCTCCTTTTTCGCTTTCGCTGGTTTCTTCGCCTTTGCGGCCGTAGCCTGTATTTTCGCAGCGTTTAATCTCATAGATTCCAGAACAATATTGTTCTGCATTTTTTCACGCTCTATCTGAGCCTTACTGTCAGTTTCATATTTCTTAGCAGCCAATTCCGCTTCCACACGTAACTGTGTTTCCGGAGGTATTGGTTGTTGTAGATTAACTGCGTCCTGTCGAGCCTTAACCATCTTGACCTGGCTATCCGCATCGTCGCGATTAGCACCGGAAATAATAGATTTAACATTGGCTTGACGTTCAGCCAGCGTGAGCTGTTTCTCTTGCTGAGCTTCTTCATTGTTGGCTTCAGCTTCAATAGCTTCGAGCACCGCGCTTTTATCAGGAAGACGGCTGGACTTGATAAGTACAGAATCAGGTAATTGGACATTCAGCTCCTTACGCATTTCTGCAGCTTGTGCAAAAGTGCTATCCTCAAGTGTATCCCTTTCAGGCTGACTTGTCACGATGATTGCGTACTCACCAAGCGTTAAATCGTTGATGATTTCGCCTTCTGGTGAAACCTCGTTAATTTTAAATTCTTCCGTCGTACGCCGTAATGGATCAGTCGTAATATGGATCAGTCGTTCTTCCGTATAATATGTCTGCACGATATCCAATAACGCCCGGGCCAGGAAATGGTCTGTGCGGTTCAAGTTATCTTGTACCAGGGTGAAATTCCCGCTGGCCTGAGCCTGGTTCGCTTTAAGTGCTTTGGCAGATACGTCTTCCCTGGCAAACCCAGTAGTCGAGTCAGGAACTCCTGCAATAGTCTTAATGTGTTCTTCGGCCTTGTAAGATACCCGTTCCAAGCCTGTCGGTATCTGATTCGGTTGGATTTTCTCAGCATCAGCGATTTCATCGAGTTCTAAGACCAAACCTGTACGCGCACCGGATGACTCCAGTTCGCTCGCGTCCATGTTATGTAAAGAACCAGTTTTAATTTTCCAACCACTATTAGCAGTGGTATTAATGACGTGTAGTTCCTGCGAACTCACCTTGTTGAGCAATTCCTGCGGCCCAATGATATTTTCGCATATACCAATAGTGGTACCGCGTCTGAAGAACGGAAAGAACGGGACCACCGTAAAATGCTTATACGGCGACCAATCATCGTGCAAAATTTCCTCTCCAGCCCCTACAGTCCATCGAATCCGGGGAGAAACCCGATCGATCGTTGTAAAATCCTGATTTTGCTCTAAGAATAGGGATATATCATTACGATCCCAGTCGTCAGGTATATCTCGAATATCGCCCTTCATAATATCGACCAGGTGATCACGGCGATCGAGTTTTCTCCACTGGCGTTCTAAAACCCTAACTACACGAAGGATCGGAGCCCCCTCCGGGTTCATAGATGAAAGATTGGTGTTATCCCCAAACTTATCCTGTTCCCAGTCTGAAGAGTCAAAACTATATGGCGACATCACGGAAGATTCGTTTTCCATGCGTTTACGCCACTTTTTACCGTAGATTATTTGTATATCGTCCAGGGTTAACCATTTAGTTATGATTACGTCGTTCCAGGAATCCGGATCATAGCCACTAGCGTCACTATCGATTAATACGTTCTTAGGGTTTAGCTGCATAATCGACGCTTCCCCCTGCAACGAATCTGAATATTCTAACCTAACATCGAAAAAGCCGCGAGACCCGACAATACCATCCGTATATACGTCAGTTCTGATCCATGGTAGCTGGTTGTTGTCTGAGATCTGCATGAACGTACGAGTTAGTGCTTCAGCAGTTTCCTCAGAAGCTCCGGCGCGGCGCGGCCGGAAACTTATCTCGGTACGGTTAAATATCTGCTCGCCAACGATATTAGCCATGGTCGACAACATCTTGTTGATCGTAAGAGCGGGACGCCCTTCTGCGTGCAGTGTCGCTTTAACTTCCCTTTCCCACTGGTCTCCAGCTACAAATTTTTCACACTTTCGCGCTTTCTTTACATATTTAAGGTGGCCATTATCACGAAGGTACTGATACCTCCACCACAGATCCATTGCTAACTGGCTACTCATGTTATATCCCACCTATATTTTTATGTTAATCCGCAACGTAGAATTGAGCTTCTGCTCCGTCCGTGTAAGAATTGAATATTACACGCACCGCTTTAACACCTATTGCCGCATTAGAAAACACATCAGCAGTTTGCCCAGCTGATACAGCGTGCCAAACAGGAGTAACGCTCGTATCGTCTGTATTCTCAAATGTCTGCTGAATATCAAAGTTACATGTACCTGTAACTGCACCTACAGCAACAGTAGCCCCAATACTTCTGTCTTTACTGCTTATAGTAACGCTTGGTGTACACAGTTCACCTGTAACCGTACCAACAAAAACAGCTGTTGCTGCGGCAACAGTGACAGCGATAACCGTCACTTGTGAGAAGTATCCTACTGTAGATACCGCCGTAGTAGTAACCCCGGTTACTGCTTCAGTAACAGCATTACCGTTCTGATCCAAGCCAGTAATAGTAAGTATTGCCGTACTGATATCACCCCCAGCATCAAACAACAGTCTTACACCACCGATGCCAGCAGAATAGGCATCGCCAATATCAAACTGGAGCGCAGTACCTAGATCGCATAGCGCGCCATCCAACGCCAAATCATCAGCAGTAACGGACTGACTTTCAGCAATTCCATTTGGGTCAAGATTAGCGGGGTCAATATCGTATGATTTAATAATAGCCATCGTATTTTCTCCATGTTATAGCCCCCCGTTATAGGGGGGCTATAATTTTTAGGCTTCGTAGCCAATCAGTTCAATTAAAAACTGGCCCGCAGTGTAAACACCTACAGTACCGGCGACGCCAACAGCTAGATACAAATACTGGCCATCGGTAGGCAAAGCAGCGAGGACCTGTGTTTCAGCAAGAGTCCATGCGCCACCAGCACCAAGTAGTTCGGTTGCTGTCAGGGTAGATTCATTGACATCCTCTACACCCGTGCCTTCATCTGCTGCATACAGATCGATATCTGTAACACCAGTGACAGGGGCTACCAGACAAGTCATTGAACCCGCACTGACTACGCCGGATTCTGCAAAATCAACTATACCCAGATGGCATACGCCAACGGAATCCACACCGATCAGGTCGACCAGGGTGGTCGCACTGTGCAGACCGATAATATTGATGAAAATATGAGTAGTGATTTTCTTGCCTAGCTTAGTAATCTCGGTATTGATTACCGTGCCGACACCGGCTGTGATGCCGACACCAGCAGTGGTGGTCATGGACTTACCTGCAATGCCGCCAGAGAAAGTGTTTACACCTGTCCAGTCGTTGTCGTTGTCCTGCATTTTGGAATATCTTGGGTTGTATCTGTT